ACCCAAATTCAAAAAATCAAAAGTATCCAGGAAACTATCATTAGTCACCGTACCACCAGTATCAGAAGCACTACCCGCGTTACTACCTGTATTGGCGTAAGTGAATGTCGTGTCCCCTGTAACCGTAATCTTCACAGAAGCTTCGTTAAACGAAGTATCTGTCATACCGGCAACCGCGACAAACTGATTAGTCAGTAAGTCATGATCCACGGCTGTTGTCATAGTACTCACGTTAGAAGTACGCTCGCGCAAAGATGTAGCAATAATATCCCCCCAGTACATGGGAGGATCGTCATCTGGAATTTCTGAGGAGTCGTGATAAAGCCGCCCAGCAGTTTCCGCTTTCAACGTCACATTAGAAGCAGTCTGCGCATAACTAAACGTATCTACATCGTCTACCACAGTGACAATGCCGTCTATAATATCGAAAGTAGCATCCGAGCAACTCGATAATTTGAACCTGTCGCCAACAATAAACGAATGCTCTTTGTCCAAAGAAACCGTGGACACGTTAGAAGCACGCGACACAAATGTCGTAGACCTAGGAAAATACAGAGTAGATAACAGGAAAAAATTTGTACCAGATACAGAGCTAAGCGTCCTATATACCCGCATTGCCGTTATATTAAAAGCACCAGAAGGTGGCGCGCTCGGGATTGATAATAGCGTTACTTGCTGCCCCTCTTTTATAAACAACGTGGCAGACGGAGCAGCCGCAATCGACTCCTCATCCCAAGGGGTATACCAAGTGTAGACGTACTCCCGCGTTACAGTACCACCAGCAAGATCAATTGTTGCCTCGGTATTAGATGTCTCTGATACGGCGGAGCCAGCATTAAAATACTCAAATTTTGTTGTACTAATGACAGTGATCCGCGTATTAGTGACATTTAATTCATCAGATGGAGAGGTACTGAAACCACGGACAGTAACTACCTGCCCCGCCCTGAACCCATGAGCAGCCGCCGTGGTAATAATTGCTGTATTACCAGAATCTCGTTCGAAAGCAGATGACGTAGCCGACGTAAATCCAGTGACATTTGTAGTCAACTTAATTGTCGGCAACGGTAGACCTAGCTCATAGAACCCGTTCGATACAGGGTACGGCTTAGTGCCCCCGTCATCAGTTGCCAATTTGTATGTGGAAACTTTTGGTACGCCGTCGCCGGTGTAATAGAACCGCTGCTCGTCATCATTGGAATCAGTAATCGTGACAAAATCAACATCAGAAGCAAAAGACAAAAATACCGGCGTCACATCATCAGAAGGATCACGCAAAGCAAATAACGTCTTGATAACGCCGGTCCTCGACAGTGATTCGAGCACTGACGCATCGTTGTACGGCAACAAATCACCAGAATACAATTTGACGTTTGTCGCAACCTGTGCAGCACTATCAGGAAGTAGCTCGCCCGAAAGCTTCGGAGCAACCCCTAAAAACCGCTGCATACTGATCGCAGTCATACTACAATCCTACAAAGAAAAACCAGACAAAGGCATTACGTTCCCCCCAGCATCACTTACGACGTTTCCACTCACGATACATAAAAAACAAACGAACGAGAACTATTATCCCGCCGCCCAAAATAGTCACCTGCGCTGCAGCAAGGTCGAGCAATTGAAGCCAAAATGGAGAAGCTAATCCACTACTCCCAAGAACTATATCACTAACCTCTTTAACGCCTAAAAGCTCTTTGATACTCAAAATTCTATTCCTTTTCCAAGCCAATGTTTTAATGCAGCAAGTTCTATTCCACTAGTTACGTATTTTCTTCCTCTATTTTCTTTACTTCTTTCCCCTCTAAAATCCCTGCCTTTTCTGCTGCCTCTTTATCCATACACATACATACTCTTGCTAGTGGCCCATGAGCTGGCTGCATTCCTGCAAGGACCTTCTCTAACGTCATCGCATTGCTCATACAAATATCTAATGAATCATAAAAAACAATTGGAGTTTCATGGAAGTAAATAGTTTGCGCCGTAAACCATACATATACAAGACAAGTAGGAATAAGATTCATATATCGTCGTCTCTCGGCGGCGGTTTCCACACATCCTCTGGTGGAAACTCGGTGTAAAATTCCAGCCAAGAAGAGTTAGCAGTCTTCATTGAATCCGCTTGTGCTGAAGTCACACGATCCGATCCAGTCATTAAGACAGAATCGTCAGCCGCGTTGGTGCCCGGAGCCATGTGGCCGATAACCTCATCTTCGTCGGGCCGGTCAGCACCGCGCACATGCTGCTCCAAATAAGCGGCGCAGAACGCGGTTTCCTGATCTGCCGGGATCACGAACCAGATACTCATGCCCCATATCTCACAGCAAACTGGACGACAACGCTGTTAGTCGTCATATCAATAATTTCATATTCCATGTTTAAAAACCTCTTCCTAATAGCTCCGTGCGAATGCTGTTGAAATTTGCTATTGTCAAAAGTCCGCTACCTTGCCAAAAGGCAAATGCAGCAATTCGGTCGCCGTTCGGCAAGTAACTGGGCTGCGGCAGTAGCGGGTCGTTAGGATTTCGAGCGCCGATGCGAAAATTGTTGGCGGTATCGGTAACGGGACTGGCATATGACGCATCAAATGTATTACCCGTCGGGGCTGGTGTCCGATGTGGGTCCACTGCACCATTAAGCCACCAAATCGAAACATTACCGCCGCCTTCATCGATGGACCCCCCCCAACATGTGCCACACGTCCGCCGTCACCTCTCCGGTGGCGCCGCCGAGATATTCATGTGTGGCGTTGCCATGTACATAAATATGCTGCTTCGGAAGACCGTCATCAGCAAGATAAAATATGCCAGGTGTTGCATTGCGTGACGCCGTGGCAAAAGTAGTGCCATTCCCAGCGCCGGCCGAATAATAGATTATAAACCATGAAAATTTAGCGTTGTTCTTATGGAGGGTATTCATCCAAGCGTCGATTGTCGTTTCATATTCAAAATAATCACCGCCGTCAAAACTCATGTACTCGGCAGACGACAGCCCGCCAGCGACGCCATTGAAAGTAGGATCGTCGGTAGAGGCGCCAGAGTCAGTACCGAAATCAAAATCGTATCCGCCGCCGGACGTGTCAAGCCATTGTCCGCCCGACGTATAGGAATTGGCATCGCCCGCATCGAGACAAAGCTTTAACCCAGTGGTCAGACTGAGATTGGTAATAATGTCGATGAGAGGCAGGTTGGGAGCAGCACCACCACCAGCGCCGAACCCCGCATATTGTCCGTAAAAAGGCATTATAATCTTCCTCTAAGCATCGTTCACTGCATCTGTAGTGAAGAATATTTGCACGCCTAGAAGTCTAGCATCTTCAGCCATGTCATCATTACCATCTGAAATATCTCTAAAAATTCTAAAGAACGTCATTGTGTCGACAGCCGCACTAGCTATAGTGACAGCAGAACTAGTAGCAGTAACTAAGCAATCTTCAGCGGCAGAGATATTATCGTCCGTTACTACAATAGCTGTGCCATACGCTACATCGATAGTAGCATCATTTGCCACACTAACACCTTGAAGTCCCCATGCTACTCCATCTGTATCTGTCGCCGTGCTAGTCCAGAATACTCTAAAGGTAATCGTGCCTTCATTCCAAGATTTAGGGAAACCGATTTGAAATTGAGCATGTTCATCAGCAGAAGTATCAAAGTCCAGCACTTGTAAATCTGGCCGTCCAGAAGTTGTTTCAACATCCGTAATAGCCGCGCAGCCGTTGCTAGAGGTCGGGCGCATAGCAGCGGCAGGTATCCAGATGGTTTGCGTTCCAGCAGTGATGCTTGCTATATCATCTAAACCTGCGGCGGTAATACGAAGCTCAATCCGGTCAGATGTTGAGTACGCCCGTGCTGTAGTACTCTCCTGCTCCCGAACAATTGTAAAAGTATCGGTCGACCGCGTTGTCACTTTAATGATCTCTAAATTATTAGAGGTATCAATCAAGGTGGCGTAGAAGAAATCCGTGCCCGTAGGACTGGGAAACCTCGCGCCCTCGCCAGAAGCTACCGATAACGTCAGCGCGACATCGGTAACACCAGATGCCAGTGTGGAATAGGCATTGTTCTTGAAAAGCGCGACCATGTCACACTCCCTAACTAATTGTGATAGTCCAAGTAATGACGAGGCTGTCTGAAGCACCCTTATTAATCACGGAGAAAGTCGTCCGACACAACAGACTACCAGAGGAGCTAGCATTGAGCACACCTGCTTCGGTCAATGCTCCAGTACTCGTACCAGCGGGGAAGGTTGCCACGTAAACCTCTGTAGCACCAGAAGCCGTTGAGGAGTCGAGGGCGACACGCCCGTTCTCAGTCTGCAGAGTGGTGTTCGCCAGCGCGGGAGAGGTCGTCCCCGTACCGGCTGCCATATGGGACATAACAGAAGCACCTGTGCCATCCATACGGCTAGCGATGAAGCCCAACCCTACCGTAGTAACAAGATTGTCGACAAGGCGTTCTTCAACGACCCTACCGGTGGCGTCTTTGCGGGCAATGTGTAACCGGCCCCTAACACCAAGATTCTCGTAGAACATATCGCTCTCCTATAGGTTTATCACGTTGAAGTTCACCAGACCACCATTGAGCTGGCTAACAGACTGTAATACCGTACTAAACGGAGTAACGGGTAAATTCGTCCCTGTCAATGTATCATCGTTTACTACGAGATCATTAATAACTCCTTCGCCGCCAATCAAGCCGGTGTTGCCCTCGACCGTAGTAAACGTAAACACGCGAGGAGTATCAACATCAACGATAGACGCAGTATCAGACGGCTCAGGCTGGATACTCTTTGTGTCAACTTCGGCAGCGGTAACCGCCTCGCTAACCGGCACCTGAGACTCCAACGAAGGCGCATCTGCAATACTAGCGCCATCAGCAAGCGGTAACTGAGTTTGTGCGACAAGTACAGCGTCGTCAGCAACCGATATGGTCTCCGCGGCAAGCGCCCCTATAGCCTTAACCGCAGCTTCAGCAACTGTTACGGAGTCGCCCACCGATACTTGAGGCTCCAGCGAGGAAGCCTCAGCGACAGAGACGCCATCAGCCACAGGTATCTGTGGCTCCAGCGAGGGAGCCTCAGCGACAGAGGCGCCATCAGCCACAGGTATCTGTGGCTCCAGCGAAGGAGCCTCAGCGACAGAGACGCCATCAGCTATCGCCGGAACTGTTACAGCCTTAGTATCAGCCTCGGCGGCTGTTAAAGTGTCGCTAATCACTACTTGCCCTGCAAGGGCTATAATATCGCAGGTAACTACGCTCTCACTCTCAGGGAACGCTGCTACCTTCGCATCAGCCTCAGCGACAGAGACGCCATCAGCTATCGCCGGAATTGTTACAGTCTTAGTATCGGCTTCAGCAACAGTCACTGCGTCAGATACGCTAGACCCAACTATTTTAGCATCAGCCTCAGCGACAGAGGCGCCGTCAGCCGGCACGAAACCAACGGACATAACCGTTCCGTCAGCGGCTACGACGATATCCAGGAACCCACTACCGATAGCAAACGCCTGCACATCTGCGGTAGTTACAGCTTCAGTCGCTCTATGTACAGGATATTTCAGATCAATTTGGAATGCCGATGATATAGCTGCGACAGAAACTGCCGGCGACACCGCACCGGAAGCCAAAGCGACTACGGTACCAGCTACTACGGCAGCTACAGCTCTGTTTGTCATGTCGCAGCATCCCGCACGCGAAACCGGAGAACATCAAACACGGTCTGGATATCGCCGTTGAAATTAATGAGGATATCCCCCTCATACGCCCCGGCGTCTACATCCAGAACCCCCCCGGTAAAATTGAAACTGACAATACCACCGGAACCATCGCCCGTCTTAGCGGCAGATATGGTAGCGAGGGTCGTCAGAGTCCCTGCCAAACGAAATTTTATAGACACGGAAGTGGTACTAGCGGACAGATCGATCGCCGCGCTGGTGTCCTCGTCGGTCAAGGTCAGAGTAACGGCCGGTAACTCATCTCCCGCGACAACTCTGATTGCGTCGAGAGCCATAATAAAATCCTACGCAAAAGGTGGAGCATAAGCGGTCAAGACAGCCCGCCCAGCACCTACATTAACACGAGCCCGGCGCTCTGAAATCTTAAACGCAAACTGCTTAGCGTGATACGCGGCGAGCTCTTTGTCGCTCCATGTACGCTCCGGCATAGTCAACAAGTTCTGGAGAGCCCCGTGGAAAATCACAGTCTCCAGCTCATCCATCACAGAAGTATCCATACCAGTAGCCGACGGTAGGGGCTTCAGCGCCAGGAACATCACGACATCATATACCGGTGAAGAATTTGGCAACCTCGCAACCCAAAAGGTATCTGAGTCCACATGAACGATATACCTCGGCGTACCAAGTTCGTCGGTGCTATTATCAGGGTACTTAGGATACAGCCGGTGTGCATCCTCCAACGTGATAGCCGGCGCGTTTATACCATTAATAGAAGCCGTGATTATAGCATGGACCTCAGCCCCAGAAACGGGCTCATACGGGTAGTCCTCAACAGCAGGTGTTAGACGGATAGCAGGCTGCTCAAACCGCCATGATAAGGTCCGTTCACAAGCATCAATAGCTGCCGCGCGTATAAAAGTGATCAACACAGGCTGTGGGCAGCCCGGGGCGTTTGGAGCTACCCGGTTTACTAAATCCGAAAATAACCGCGTCGCCACTATACAACCTCAAACTTCGTTGGGTCTTGTCCGCCATGTTCCGTATCTGTCACTACTATTGCGGCCCGAGATATACTCATCAAACCCTGGAAGGAGTCTAAAAACAGCTTGGCACGACCAGTAGTGACATGCTCATTATCAATGGATTCAACTAAAAATACAACAATATCCACAACAGCAGGAAAATACGCATCAGACAAAAGTGCTACCGCCGTAGTACCGTCGTAATCAATTGGCACCTGGGAATACTCAATATCCAAACTCTGCGCAGCAGGAGCTTTCGGATAGATAAAATATTTGTTTGGGTTGCGTACCGAACGCATCCAATTAATAGCAGCACCTGCTGTGTCATTCGGCCACGTCGGAATGGTCTGGTCCAAGACCTCACGATTAGCCTCTACTAACCCCGTTCCGCCAACAATTGAATATATTTCAATTATGCGAAGAGAGTCAGTAGGCGCTGACTGTATGACCTCGTTCTCAGTATTGGAGACAGTCCCAACATAAGCAAAGAGGTCCGGGCGCAAAAGCTGAATACGCTTGAGCCCCTGGTTGCACAATGCC